TTACCATTCAATTTTCACCAGATCCTCGACGGTTACGCCGAGCGTGTGCGCCAATCGAAGCACTGTTTCGACCGTCGCGCCGTTGATGTTGCTCGCCCCGCGTTCGAGCTTTTGCAGGGTACTCAGCTTCACGCCGGATTTCATTGCCAATTCTTCCTGCTTTAAGCCTGCATTGAGGCGCGCTTCTTTGATGGTAGTCATTTCGTTTCGCCTTCTTTCTGCTTGATGTACTGGTAGAGCTTGACCGTCAGCGCCGTCAGCACAATAACCTGTGCCGCCTGCAAAATAATCCCAGAGATTTCAAGAGCCATTTTCAGCTTTTCCATTGCGTTTTACCTCCGAGCCTGATACAATAAAGATGAAGGCCGGGAGGCTTCCGCCTCCCTTCCTCCGTCCGGCGCTTATTGAGTCATCTTGTCGATGATCGTTGCGAGCAGATTGATGATTGCACCCGCAACTTCCAGCGCCCAGCCAACAGCGCGAGCTTTGCGATTGCCAGATCGCTTTGCTTGCTCTGTTGGTTTTTCTTTTTCTGGCTCATTGGCTTTCCCTCTTTTCTGATTTCTGACTATATTACACTATTTAATTGCTAGCATGCCAATGCTTTTTCTTTTGTTTTCAAAGAAAAATGCGCACTTGATACGTTTCCGTATCTCCTGCGCATATTTGTTATTCTTCCTTCTTTTCTCCCTGCGCCACGTCCAGCAGCTTCCCAAGCAGCGGCACATTCAGCCCGAAAATTTCCAGATTCTCAATCAGGCTCACCAACTCTGTGGCGATCATGTAGGTCATCGCCGCGCCGCAGACGCTCGTCACCCCCAGCCCGTTGCCCACACTCACGCAAACGCCGACCACCAGCCACTCAAGCCCCTTTTTCATCACGCCCATCAGCAGCGCACCGGAGGAGACCTTCCCGCTCTCCGTCTTGCGGGATTTCCCCGTCACCGCGCACAGCAGCCCGGTCAGGATGTCCGCGCCCTGCACGATGAGCAGCGCCTGCGCCAGCGGCGGCAGACCCGTCCACCACGCCAGCGCCGCGCCAATCAGCGCACCGATCCAGTTCACCACATTCGGCTTCACGCCCTTCATCACCTGCATCGTCTTTTCTTCCATCTGTGTTCCCCCTCTTTAATCCTCTCCGGCCTTGCAGCAGTATGTCCCGCTGATCCAGCCCGTGTGTCCCCGATATACCGTGCGCAGCCAGCCGTCCTTTTCCTCCAGCACGGCAAGCCGCGTTCCGTCCGGGATCATCTGCATGTATCGCCCGTTCGGCTTTACCCGCATCCGAAGTCCGCCCCCTGCGCAGACGATGACACGCCCATATTCGGCGCTTTCCGCCCGTTCACCGCCCGCGCTTTTGCCGTCGCTTCCTTCCACCGCGATCATCCGATGCACCCCCAGCCCGTTCCACCCCGCCTTCGCCGCCAGCGCGGTTTCGACCACGCCGCCCCGGCTCTTGCTTGAGTGGATGACCGTGCCCTGCTCCGTCACCAGCCCGGTGTGATTCACGTCGCCCGTGCCCACGCCCATGAACGCCAGCATCCCCGGCTTCGCGCCGGAAATGCCCGACTGCCGCCAGATCAAATGGCGATACTTCGGCGCACTGTCAAAGCTGTTCCAAAGCTCGTTTGTGCCCGCCGTTGTGTAGCGCTTGTCGCCTCCCGCGCAGGTGCGGACGACCTTCTTGATGAGGTTGATACAGTCCAGCTCGCTGTACGCCGTCCCGATCAGCCCCCGCGCCGCGCGGATGGCTTCTTCCGCCTGAATTAATGGCTTTCACACTCCTTAGTTAGCGCCCGCTTCCGCCTGAACAGCCGCCGCGCTCCAAGTGTCGCTCTTGTACACGCCGCCAACGCCGTTGATAACCGCGCAATATACCGACTTGCACTTGCTGATGGCGGCCTGCAAGTTGTTGTAATAGAGCATAAGCGCCTCGTCGAGCGTGTCAAAGCCGCGCAGGTCGCGCACTTCCGTGCCGTTGGTAGCCGTCAAAATTTTAATTGTGTAGTACCTCATTCGATTCGTCCCCCTTTTAATACAATCTAATTATACTTACAGTCGCCGAGGCTTCGTCGGTCGATGTAAGCTTCAACTGCGCGTTTTCCCATTTGCAACTAATCAAATTACGATCACTTGCCGGAGCAATCCGATGCACAAATCCGCTTGACCCCTCGCCACGCACCAGGAATACAGCGGCCGAAGCGTAGTTATACGTAATGACGAGATACCCTCCCGAAGGCAGGACAGGGTACGTTACGGGTCGTGCTTTGTCCAGCTTACTGCTAAAATATGCTTTAACGTATGCATTGTTCAGCGTGTCGCCTTGCGCTACCAACTCGTTTGTCACATTACATTGCACCCAATCGCTGCCATTTCCCGGTTTTGCCGATGTTTGCACAGCCGCCTTGAATAAGTTGTCGTTATAGATGCAGTATGTGCCCACGGCATAGGTTTTTCCGCTTTGCCACGCATCAGATACGATTGATTTATTTGCTTTCTCGTTTAGCTGATTAACCGCCGCTGCATCTGCCGCCCCGATGTTCTCCCTTGCCTGCGCCTTTTGCGCATCATCAAGCGTTTGCGCCGTATACCGCACGACTTCCTGTGGCGCGTCTTTTCCCGGGTCGCCCTTTTCGCCTTTCGCGCCCGTGTCGCCCTTCATCCCCTGCGGAATCGTAAATTCCACCATCGGGTTTTCCGCCGTGCCGCTCTGCGTAACGCTCGCCGCCGTCCCGGCCTCGCCCGTCACAGCCGTGACGGTAAACCTTGGCGTTGCGCCCGTCGCGCCCGGGCTTCCATCCCTGCCGGGGTCGCCCTTTTCGCCTTTCTCGCCTCGCGCGCCCGGTGCGCCGGGGTCGCCCTTGTCTCCCTTCGCGCCGGGGTCGCCCTTGTCGCCCTTCGCGCCGTCGCGCCCCGGCTCGCCGCGTGGACCCTGCATCAGCTTCTCAAACCGAATCCTCAGCGTCTGGTTGACCGGCTGACCGAACCCGTTGTTTGCCGCGCCCGATAGCTCGCCAATCGCCGCCATGACGAATAGGATTCCCGGCGGGCAGGGCGTGATGATCTGCTCTGCGTCCGTCACCTCGCCGTTTTCGTCCACGTTGGCCTGAATCGCCAGCCGCACATCCCAGACATATTCGCGCGGTTTCAGCCTCGCCGTGTCCTCGCTTTCAAAGCAGACGACAAACCGCCCGTCCGCTTCCGGCGCAATCGTCTTTTCAATCAGCGCGCGCCGTTTCGGTCTCTCCCTGACGGTGAAAATCGCCCGGTCGTTTGCCGTCGGCACATACCCGGTTTCGTCCGGGCAAATCGCCATCAGCGCCGTGTCGCCCGCCGTAATCGAAATCTGGTTTCCGCTTACGCGAAACATCGCTTTTCCCTCCTTTTCTTCATGTATAGCCGGATGCCATCAACCATCATCCCCGTCAGCTTCACGCCGTTGAGCACCACGTCCTCCACTTGCTCACCGTTGAAGATCACCGGCACGTCGTTCTTGCGCAGGAATGTCACCCGCGCCGAACCGTCCGCGTTGACGGCGTTTCCGCCGCCCGCCGTTGTGGATGGGCTGTATACCGTACCGCCCGCGCCGGTGAAGCTGGGCAGCCCGCCGATGTAGCCGCTTCCGCCGCCTCCGCCTGCGCCGCCGCCCATATACCTGTTGCCGCCGTTGCCGCCGTACCAGCCGCCGCCGCCCCCGCCGCCAGCGCCAGTTTCTAGGCCGCCATCCGCCCAATACCAGTCGCCTTGTCCGCCTTGTCCGAAAGACCCTTTATCGCTTCCGCCTGAACCGGGTCCAGTCTGTGTTCCGCCATAGCCGCCGCCGTACCAGCCGCCGCCCTTGCCGCCCTCGCCGTTGGCCTGCCCTGTGCCGCCTCCGCCGCCCGCGACAAGCAGCACCGCCGCCTTGTTGCCGGACAGGTTTTTCAGCTCGCCCGTCTTCGTGGCGATGTGCGTCGCGCCGCCGCCCCAACCGGCGTTTCCTCTTCCGCCGCCGTTATAGGGATTGCTGCATCCGCCCACGCAGATGTAGTAGACCTCGCCCTTCTTGCAGAGCTTGTAGCCCACGCTGTACCCGCCTTTTCCATTGGTGTTGTAGTTGTTTCCATAGTTGCCGCTGCCATGCAGCGCCGAGTTAGACCCGCCCGCGCCCCAAACCTCGAATTTGTAAATGCCGTCATGCGGAATGGTGACGCTCTGCATCCCGCCCGTGTAGGCGTAGTCCTGATAGCTTCCCTTGCTCGTCGTAATCGCCATGGTTCACCTCACGTCGTTGTAATGTACAGAATCCCGTTCGAAAGCTGGAACCGGGCGCCGACGGGTCCCGGGTCGCCTTTGTCGCCCGGGTCGCCCTTGTCCCCCTTCGCACCCGGCTGTCCGCGCTCAACGCCCAGCGTCAGCACGAGCTTCCCGTCGATGTCGGCCATCTGCGCCGTGCTTCCGCTGCCGTATTCCCGCGTCTGCGCCTGAATGTTCATGTTCGCCAGCCGCTGCGCCTGCGTGTTCGCCGACAGCGCCGCCGTGCTCGCTTCCGTTCCGGCCTTCTGCGCCGCTTCCGCCTGCGTCTTCGCGCCCTCTGCCGCCGCGTTCGCCTCGGAAATCGCCGTGTTCATCTTCGAGAGCGTCAGGTTGATTTCCGTCACCAGCGCGTCCCATGCGTTTCCTTGGCTGGGCGTGACCTGCGTGCTCGGCGCGGGGCGGCTGATGGGCGTAAAGCTCCCCTCGTAACAGGTTTTCGCGCGCGTCTCATCCGCCGTCGCGCCGTAGCTCACATAGACGAATACCTTCACCGCGCCGCTTCTTTTCAGATACACGTCCGGGATGTCCGCCATCCAGCAGCCCGTTTCCGGGTCAAAGGACGCGATGCGCGTTTCCGTCTGGCTGTCCCCCGCGTAGCCGTATTGCGCCTGCACCGTCACCACGTCCCCCGCGAGGAAGTCGTCCATTTCGGCCAGCTCGTCCGGGGTCGGCAGCCCGCGCATCCTGAGCCGCTGCCCCGTGTCGTACTGGTAAACCCCGGCAATGGCCGCGTTCTTGTGCGTTCTGGATTCAAAATTGGCCTCGATCATCTGATTTCGCCTGCCTCCTTCTTTCGCCTGACCAGCTCGGTCAGCACCTGCTTTTTCGCCGTTTTCTGCATGTCCCGAACCGCTTCTATCCTTTCTTCGTCGCTCATTCGTTCCCATCTGCTGCCGCTCATCATCGCGCGCAGGCCGATCACGTCCCTGCCGCTTCCGTTGAACAGCGTGTCCGCGTAGGTGCTGTTCGCCCAGCGCTTTTCCTCGTCCGTCAGGCGGATTTTGAAACCCTCGTACTGGTTAAACCCGACCTTGCCCACCTTGAGTTCCTTGGCCAGCGTCTTGGTGATGCTCACCTCGTACTTGCTCGCGCTGACCATCTCTCCCGGCAGGAAGCTCGTTTCCCCTGTCCGATAGCTCAGGTCGATCAGCGTGTCCAGCGCCGCGTCGTTCTTTTCGCCCAGCGTCGTCCACGGGGTCGCAAAAGCGTTGAGGAAATGCAGCGCCGCGTTTTGGTTCTCCTGCCCCCAGTTGTAATAGCCGTTTTGCAGCGTCGCGTCGCCCGTGATGTCCGTCTTGACCGGCAGCGTCTGCCGCAGAAGCGGCCAGTTCTGGATGATTTGACGGTTGAGGAATTGCTTCACCGCGTTTTGGCTGTACACGTCCCGCACATAGGGGTCTGTCACCTTGGCCAGCGCGCGAATCGCCGAAGGGGTCAGGCGGCTCGCCTGATTCTCCGCGATGTTCTCTGCAATGTTGCTCGCAATGCCTGCCGCGTCGTTGTAGCCGCTGAACAGCGCGCTGAACCCGGAAAGGAACGAGTTGTCAAACAACTGGTTGCCCGTTTCCAGCGCCGAACCGTAGAGCACCGTTCCGATCAGCGCCGGAACGTTCACATCGCCGCCCATCTCTTCAATCGCCCATGCGATCTTCGCGCCGATGTACAGGGGCCCGCTCGAAGGCTGCGCAAAGTCAAGCGGGATTTCCCAGTCGCCCAGCTTGAAATATGTGCTGTAACTCCTGCCCTGCGCCTTGCGGATCACGCCCAGCTTTTTGTCTTCCTCGTCCTCGCGTCCGGGCTGAATCGCGCCGAGGCTGGCCAGCAGCGCGCCGACGACGGCCACGCCGGTTCCCGTCAGGCCGCGCCCGAGGTTCATCACAAACTTTCGCTGGTCGAAGTTCGCGCCGCCGTTGCGCTTGCCGTCCCATAGGCCGTATTGGATGATTGCCCGCGCCAGTCCGATGGGGCTGTACTGCATCATGCGGCTTGCGACGTTTGTCGGCGTTTTGAGGAAGGGCATTATGCTCGTAATCATAAGGTCGATCATCGGGCTTTTCCGCCGCGCGCCGTTGATGGCGCTGACGATGTTGTTGTCCTCCTGAAAAACGCGCTCCGTCGCGCGAACCGCCGCTTCCGTCTTCATTTCCTCAAGCGTCATGTCGCGCAGGACTTTGACCTCGCGTCCGTCTACGCGCTGCGTATCGGGGATTTTCGTTCCCAGACGCTTGATGACGGCCAGCTCCTCCGTGTAGCATTGCTCCCAGAACGGACGGTCGCCCACCTGCATGGCAAAATCCACGATGTTCTTGTAGGCTTGCAGCCATTCGTTGTTGAAGGTGCGGTTATTGTGGTTCAGGTCAAAGCCGCTTCCGTGGCCGGTGTCCGCGTGCGTCACGAAATAGTCCACCATCGTCTGTCCGATCTCGCCGTCAAACGCTTCCCGGCCGGCCGCCCGCTCTGCGCGGTTCGGCGCGTCCGTCGTTCGGTTGCCCGTCCGCTTGGTGATATATTTTCTTTCAATCGCGCCGCCGATCTTCTCGCTCGCCAGCTCCAGCGGACGAATGAGAATGTTGCTGGAAACGTTCTTGATCCACGTCTTCGTTCCGGACAGCATGTTGGTATATCCAAGGGCGTTAATCTTTTCCATCATGCTGTCCTGTACGACGTTGGCCTGCGCGTTGTAGACGCGCTGCAATGCCGTTTTGCCCTCCGTCGTCACCGGCATGCCCTCAAGGTCTGCGCCCTCGGCATAGAGGAATGTGCTCATCTGCCCCGCGATGTAGTTCAGGTCGGCTTCCGTCACCACCGCAAGCCCCTGTTTCATCGCTTCGAGCTGCTGGCAGAGCGTCAAAAGCCCGTCGCCGCGCACATTGTTGTCCGTTGCCAGAATGGCCGCCAGCATGCGTTCCTTCACGGTCGCATAGCTGTATGTGTCGCCGACCAGCTTTGTCCCGTTAAGGCCGTATTGGTCGATGAGTTCCGTCTTCCAGCTTTCAAGCGGCATGTTCCACGGGTTGTCATATTTCACGTCGGAAGGCAGCTTGTCAATCTGCCGCTGAATCAGCTCCGCCGCCGTATAGACCTTTTCGAGCACCGGCGGCAGCGGTCTTTCAATGAAGCTGCCCTGCGCCGCGTCGCCCGCCGCGCCGCTCGCGCCCGTCACAGCCTCCTGCGGCAAAACGGAAGTCCTGCCCTTGTTGAACGGGTTGTCCGGGTCGAAATCGCCCGTCTGGCTGGCGTTCTGTTCCCTTTCGGCGCCTTCCTTGCTTCTCTGCTGTCTGTCGCGCCATCCCTTCACCGGCGCTTGGCTGCCGACGGGGATATCGCCGTCCGCCAGTCCCTTTTTCGCGTTGGCGTGGTCGGCTTTCTTCGTCGCTTCCACCAGCGCGCCCGCCGCCGTCAGCTTTTTAATGATCTGTCTGGCCTGCAACGCCTGACCGGCATTTGTGCCCTGCTCGTCATAGGCCTTCGCGATCACATAGGCCGTCGTCATCAGCCCTTCGTTCTGCGCCCGGATGCAGGCCACCGCCGCCGCCGCGTGGTCGTCTGCCGTCCATCTATCCCGCGCCAGCAGGTCGTTCACCACCGCGTCAATGCCGCGCGCGTTGATATCGTCGTTCGCCCGCTGCACCTGCTCCCGGTTGGTCACGGTCTCGTACTGGTCTCCGCGAAGAAATTCCTTCACGCCGTCGGTCAGCGTGTCGAGCTCCTGCGCCGTCTGGTTGCCGAATTGTCGCGGGGCGACGGCATATTCCACGTCGTTTGACGTATCATATGGATTGACGCTGGTGTTGCTTTGTGTTACACTAGTGTTGCCACTTGTGCCAGTAGCTCCTTCGGGGACGCGCCCCGTTGGAGCGTATACGCTGGGCGAGTGGCTTTTTTCAATTTCCTGAACCTTGCCGATGTTGTAAACGACATGTCCCTGATCGCCCTGTGCAACCGAGATGTTCAGCAAATACCGCTTTCCGTCGTAATCCTCAAAGACTGCATCGTAGTACCGCCAGCCATCCTGCGCAAATGAACCGTGCTTTCCGTTGTCAGGCCGGTTACCTTGACCCGGATTCTGGTCGATTGCCACCTGTGCAACCTCGTCCAGATGCGCCGAAGCGTTCACCTTTACCTTATACTTGCCTTCTCTGTCATACCCAACGCGGCTTCCCGCGTGCCACTGGCTCTTCTCGTTGATCGTCAGCGTTTCGCCTTCGAGCGTCCGAATCTGCATATCGCCATCCTTGCGGATGGTTTTTTCAATATATGCCTGAATTTCGTCATTCCACTTCTTTGGGTCTTGACTGAGTACCAGCTCCCGATCCGCCTTGACCATCGGCCAGTTGCTTTCGTCCTGCCTGATGGCATATTCCATCTCCGTCTGTTGTCCGCGCGTGACCTCCCGCTCTATGGGCGCGGTCTTTCCGAACAGCTCGATGGTCGCGTCCTCGCCGCCCATGCCCTTTTTCCACGTTCCGGCTTCAAGAATGGCCTGCCTGAGCGCTTCCCGCGCCCTGACCAGCGCCTCGTAGTTTTCTGCCGCCGCGCCGCCTGCCTTTTGGGCTTTGCGTCGGGCTAAAAACTGCGTCAGCTTGTTGTAGACCCGAATCGGGAAGGACTGCTTCGCGCCCAGCAGGTCATATACCAGCGTCTCGCTGCCCGTCCTGCCCCATGCGCCAAGGGAAGCCATCAGTTTTTCCGTCGCTGCGGCGGCCAGCTCCTTGTTCACGTCGCAGGGGAGACCCGCGTCCTCATAGGTCTTGCGGATTTCCGCCGCGTCTCTGTCCATCGCCTTTGTATCGCCGCGATAGGCCGCTTCCAGCGCCGCCTTTTCGTAGGCCGCATAGTTCTTCGTGCTCTCGATGTAGTGCGTCAGCTCATGCATGACCACCTGTCGCATCTGTTCGCCCGCGCCGATTCGGCTTGAGAGAATCAGCCGCCCGTTCTCTCGGTCGTAGAAGCCGCGAACCTTGTCTGCCAGCGGCATGACGATCAGCTCAAGCCCCGTCTTCTGTTTCAGGCTGCTGGCGAGTTTCTGCGTCACCGGGTCAAGGTTGCCGCGCGAAACGTCCGCGTTCAGATAGTCTTCCGCGCCGACTGCGCCGATGCTGGCCTCCATCCCGCCCAGCTTGCCTTTCAGCTCGCCGCTCCTGTCCAGCAGATTCAGAATTTCCGTCTCCGGGTGCGCGCTCGCCTCGTCCATCCGTCCAGGGATTTGCGCCGCCAGTTCGCGGAAAAAGCCGCTGTCAAGGTCAACGTCCGCGCTCTTGCGGTTGACGCGGAACTGTGTGCCGTATTGGCGGTTCACCTGCGCGATTGTCCGCAGTCCCGTCGTGTGCAGCACCTCGGCAATCTGCTGTTCGTTCAGCCAGATGCGCTTTTTTCGAATGTCCCTGACCACCGGGGCGATCTCGTCCATCTCGCTCTGTGTCTGCTCCCGCTCGGTCTGCCTTTGGTATTCTTCCTGCGCCTGCTTCTCCCGCTCGGCGATTTCCGCTTCCGCCTTCCGGCGCGCCTCGTAAGCCTCCGGGTTTTGCAGCGCTTCCCGGCGGTCGTAAAGCGCCATCAGCCGCGCGCCGATCTCGTTCATCCGCGCGTCGAGCTGGCCAAGCGTTTCCTCGTCCATTCCCATGTCTTCCGCTTCCGTATAGCTCTGCGTCGCCGTGTAGAATTCTTCTTCCGCCGCCTGCTGCTGCGCGTCGAGCTGCGCAATCTCGTTGTCAATGGCCTGCGTCCGCGCTTCCCGGTCGTCAAGCATGGCTTCCCGCGCCGCCGCGTCCTCCGCAATAACGGCCTTCCTGCCCGCCTGTCTCGCCTCTGCCAGCCGCTGTGCCGCCGCCTGCTGCATTTCGTCCGTTCTGCGCGCGGCGACCGCGCCCTGCTCGTTCGCGGTTTTCTGGTTTTCGCCCATGCGCACGCGCGCTTCGGTCATTTCCTTCTGCCGCGTCAGGTCGCCGTTCATCACCGCGTCGCTCGCTTCCGCGAACTGCGCCCGGCTGTTGTCCGCCGCCGTCTGCGCCGCTTCCGCCTGTGTGCGCGCCTCGTCGGCCTGCTGCTTGGCCTTTGCCGCATGCGCCGCGCTGCCGCGCTCGTCCTTCCCGCTGATGATTTCCTCGGCAACGGCCTTGCTTTCCTTCTGCTGTCGCGCGTAGTCGTTGAGCAGCGCGCAGGCCTGCTCGTCGCCCAGCGTCTTTGTCACGTCCATGATGACGTTCTCCACGTCCGTCCGCTTGCCGTTCATCAGGTCTTGCGCCGCCTTCACGCCGCGCAGCGTACCCACGCCGCTTCCCGCCGCGCCGGATAGGGAGAACAGCACCGCGCCGATGGCGTTCTCCACCGCGCCGCTGACAACACCCTCCGCCGCGCCCTTCACGTCAAGGTTCTTGGGGTTCAGCAAGTTCAGCGCCATATTCAGGCCGTCCGTGAACGTGATGTCCTCGCCGGTGTCCACCTTGCGGAAGATTTCGCCCAGCGCGTTATCCGTCCGGTTTGCCGACAATCCTTCAAAGAATTCGTCGTGAACCACTTCGTCAAATTCGTTTTGGGCAAACGCCTTGCTAAACGCCTCGCCAAACGTTCGAATCGCCGCAAGGCCTCTGCAGGCGCCCGCCGGGTTGCGGATGATCCGGCTTCTCGCGGCTTCCGTCAGCGCGCTCATGCCCGTCATCCTGCCCAATACGCCCTCGAACGTGCCGATGTTCACCGCGCAGTCAAGCCCCGTGTTCACCGCGCCCAGATATCGAGCGGAATCAATGCTGTACCCCTTTTGCAGATACTCGTCAAAGTTGTTCTTGAACCCGACGACGCTGTACCCCGTGTTAAAGCCGATCAGACTGCTGCCCGTCGCCAGCGTCGTTCCCGCCGCCACACCGGCCGAAACCGCGTTGTAGGTCATGCCCTTCACGCGCCCGAACCACTTGAATTCATCCTCCGTCGCGTTCGTGCGCATGAATCCTTCCATCGTCGCGATGTCCCGGCGCACCTCCGCGCTGTTTTTGAGGAAATCCCCCTCAAAATCCATCGGGTCAATGCCGAGCTGGTATACGTCCGCCGCACCGGCCAGCGCCTTTCTCAGCGCCTTTGCGTAATTCTCGTCGAGCGTCCCGCTGGCCAGCGCGCTTTCAATGTCCTTGCGGTACTGCGTCCGGCCGTATGCGCCGTATTCGTTCTGGTATCGGTTCTGGATGCGCGCCGCGTTGACGAGCACCATGCCCTGAGAATAGCCCGTGTACAGGCTGTCCTTGAAATCCAGATACCATTGTTCGCCGCCCGCGCGGATGCCCGCGCCGACCGTGTAGCTCGCGCCCACGCCCTGACCGAAGGGAACGTCCAGCGCTGCCATTTCCTCATCGGTGATCGCCGCGCCCTGCTGGCTGATGCGGCTGGCCGCGCGTTCGCAAAGCGCGTTCATGTCCACGCCGCCCGTCTTGGCGTAGTATTCGTCCAGCGTCAGCCCCAGCGCAAGCGCCGTCTGCGTGTCCTCTTCGAGCAGCGCGTCCATCTGTTCCCTGAGCTGCGCCTGATAGTCGCCCGTGTCGATTACGCCCTGCGCGTCGAGGTTCAGCTTCACGCTGCTTAAGTCAAACGGACTGACCGCATTTTTGCTCGCGCCCGGCCTGAAATAGTCGTCCACCGCCGCCAGCCGCCCGACGTAGCCCATGTCCGCGTTCAGCTCGTCCTGCCCTGCCTGCGCGTTCTGGCGCACCAGCGCGAGCTGTTCCTCGCTGGCCGTTCCCTTGAGCGCCGCCGTGCGCGCGTCGCTGAGCGCCTGCGCGCTCGCCTCCTCCTGCGCCCTGCGCATGTCGGCCTTGTCGAATAGCAGCTCGTCTCTGGCCGCGTAGATGCTTGCCAGCTCGTCCATCGCGTGTTCGTCCGTGGTGAGCAGGCGCTCCATCAGCGGCAGCTCCGCGTCGCCGCCCAGCGTCCCCGTTTGCTCCATTGCCTCGGCCTGCGCCGCCCATACGACCATCTGCGCCATCACGTCGCCCCGCAGCTCGTCCGGGAAGGAATCGCTCTTCATCACGTCGTACAGCGTCTTGACCGTCTGCCCCTGCGCCGCGATGTTCCCGTAGGTCACCGCGTCGGCCATGTCGTTTCCGAGGATAATGCGCCGGCTGTCCGCTTCCGTCAGCGTGCCGATCATTCGCCGCGCGTTCCCGCTCTCTGCCAGCATGCGATCCAGTTCATCCTTGCCCGCGCCCTCGATCTGGTCATACCGTCCCTTGAGCAGCGCGTCCGCCGCCTCGCCGATGGTCTGTGCCTCGTGCATGCGAATTTCCGCGCCTGTTTCGTCCGTGCGCTCCCTGCCTCCCTCTTCGAGGGAGGTGTCAGCAGAGCTGACGGAAGGAGTCGCCATCCATTCCGCAAAGCTCATCCCGCCCTGCGCGACGATCCGCTCTTCCGGGGTCATCTGAACGGGGCCTTGCACCTCCGGCGCTTTGCCGCTCGCCTTGCCCGCCGTCGGGAAGCCCGGCGCGGCCGATGCCGTCATCGTTTGGGAAACAATCCGGCTCTGTGCTTTCGCCTGCGCGGGGCTTTCGGCCTTTTCCTGTTCGCCCTGTTCGGGCACTTTCCCGGCCAGTCCGCTCCAAAATCCCGGCTTCTTCTCTTTCTTCTGCTCTTCCTCGGCCGCGCGCGCTTCGTCTTCCACCTCGGCGGATGCGCCTTCTGCGCTGGCGGAAGGCGTTTCCCCGCCCGTGATGCCCGTGTAGGCCTTGTCCAGCGCCGCCGTCAGCTGGCTTTTCGCATAGTCGGAGTAGGCGCTTTCCTCGATCTCCTGCCGCGCTTTGAGGTAGGCCGCCGCGTCTTCCTCGTCGTGCTTTCCGTCGCCGTAGAATCGGCTCGCGTAGTCCTCTGTCGCGTCCCTGTATTCGTCACGGGTCAGGTTCGCGCTTTCAAGGAATGTTCCCACGCCGTCCGCGTTTTCGCCGTAGAATCGGTTGCCCTTGGTCTGCGTCAGCGTCTTAAACGCCTTTGCCGCCCGCGCGCGCAGCGTGTCGTCCGCAATGGCGTTGATGCCGCGAATCACCGTCGCCGCGTCCGCCGTATTGGCGTTGATGCTCTGTCCGTCAAAGCCCATCAGGGGCATTTCGGCCAGCTCCAGCATGGCCGTGCTGCGCGCATTGGCGTTCTTCTGCCGCGTTTCCTGCTCGCTGTCAATCTGCTTGTTCAGGCTTTGCTTCAGCTTCGTCTGTCCGGAAATGGTCAGCTCGTTGTTCAGCGCAAGCTTCATGCCTTGAAGGGAACCGCTGGTCTTCCCGGTCATATCCATGACCGATTCGCCCTTGCTGTTCGTTTGCAAGCCGTATACGCCCGTCAGGCTCGGCTCGTCAAAGCCGGGCGTCTGCGCCGTCTTCATCGCCGGGCGTTCGGTATTCGCATATGCTTTTCCGATTGCGCCCGCGCTGTAATCCTTCACCGCCGATTCTTCCGGCTTTTCGATCTGCGCGTTCTGCTCGTCGTCCTTCTTTTTTCGGTCATTCCACTTGCTCATAGGCTCTCCTTATCCGTATGAAATCGCGTCAACGTCGCCGCTTGCCTTTTTCTTTCTGCTGCTTCCGCCGCTCCCCGAACTTCCTGAACCCGTCGTGCTCGTCGTGTGGCTCGCCGTGTCGGTCGTGCCCGTCGTGTCGGTCGTGCCGGTCGTCTGCTGGGTGCCGGTCGTCTGCTGTCCCATCGCGGCGGAAATGGCCGTTAGGTAGTTGCTGTTGTACTCCCGACGCTGCGTGTCCTTCAGCTCCTGCACCTTCGCCGCCAACTGGCTGGCAAAGTCCGTGTTCAGCCGTCCCTGCGTCTGGCTGTTCTGTTTCGCCGCCTGCGTGATCTGGTCTTGAATCTGCCCGGTCTTGCGCGCGTTCTCGTCCGTCAGCTCCCGTACAGCCTTCGCCAGCGCGTCGCCCTGGTTGGCGAGCGTTTGCAGCGTGTAGCTGCTCCTGCCCATGCCACGGTTCAGCGCCGCCGTCTCCACGTTCGCCTTGCTCTGGCGGTAGGCGCTGTTCTGCTCGTCGATGGCGCGCGTCAGGTTGGCCGCAAGGTTCGCGATCTCCTGCTCCTTGCTCAGCTTCGTCGTTTCAAAATTCTGCTGGCTGGCCTCAATCCCCGCGTTGAGCTGCGGCCGCAGCAGGTTTTCCGCGAACGCTGCAATCTCCTTGTCCGTCATGTTCCCGGCCAACCCGCCGAGAATCTGGTTCAGCAATTCGCTGTCCAGCAGCTTCTTTGTCGTGCTCTGGCTCTGGCTTTGGCTCTGGCTCTGACTGTGCTCTCTGCTGTTTGTCGTCGAGGATTGAAACGTCTCCGTCGTCGTTCTTTTCGCCATGTTCTCACTTCCCTTCCAGCGCGTCTAACCGCTTTTTGATCTTCTCGATCTCCGCGTCCTTGAGCCTGTCCGCGTTCCAGCTCGCCATACAGAAATCGCGCAGGAACATCGTCAGGTTTCGAACGTATGCCGCAAGCGTCCCGCCCGTCTCCTGCGGAACTCTCGGTTGCTTAAATGCCATGCTCACACCTCGTCAAGCGAATACTCCGCCTGCACCCCGCCGTAAATCCGCCAGCCCGCCGCCTTCGCGTGGCTTCTGATTTTCAGCTTCATCCGAACGCCGCTCACCTGAATCTTCACCCGGTAGTCCTTCCTCTGCCTTTGCAGCAGAACCACCCGCGTCTTTTCCCTGCGCTCGGTCTTGATCGTCATTTCAACCGGCACGTCGTTCTCGTCCGCATCGGCGGTAAACCGCAGCACAAAGTCGCGCTTCATATAGGCCTTGCCCAGATCGAGCCACGGCGTTTCCCACAGGCATTCCATCGGGGCGCCCAGATAGCCGCCGCTCTCCGGGTCGCCGTAGCGCAGCACCTCAAACGGCTCGTCCGCCTGCGTGAAGTACACCGTCCCGCCGACGGAAAAGAAGTCCTTGACGCGCATGCCCTTTCGAACCATGAACGTCCCGCGCTCCGTGTCGTATTCGAGCACCGTGTTGTTTTCGCTCAGAACGTCGCTCTCGCTTTCCTTGATGCACATCGCCAGATAGTAGATGTGGTTGCATACGCAGGCTCTCGCCGCGCTGTCCATCCCCTCCATGCGCATCCGCATCGTTTCATACAGCGCGTCCCGGCTGAGCAGCCGCAGCGTGTTTCCGTCGTACAGGCCGATTCCGTTCTGCGACAGGTACAGCATGCTCGTCCTGTCCGTGCAGATGCTCCGCTCTTCGACGGGTCCATCCGTGCCGTAGGCCTCCGTGATCGTGAAGCTGCTCGGGTCGGTGCCGCGAATTTCGAAGATCGTCTGCTCCTTCACCGCCAGCAGATACCCGCCGAAGGGTTCCAGCGCGATAAACTTGTCGCCGTCCCATGTCGGCTGGTTAATCACGCCGCCGCCCAGCTCCGGCGTTTCAGCAACATTCGTCCAGTTGAACGGGTCGTATGGCCGCGAATAGAAGATGCTGTCCGGGTATCCTTCCGCGCCCGTTCCCCAGATGCGCTCCGCGTGCCGTCCCAGCGTCGCGAACTTCACCTCGGCGTATGCGTCGCCAATCGTCAGCGCCTTCTTTTCCACCCGAAGGTCGCTTCCGTATACCGCGATCATGCCGTCCTTCGCGTTGGAGAGGATCAGGATATCCACCGTCGCCCCGCCCTCCGTCGTCTCGTAGGTGACGGAAGACCACACGTCGCTCTTGTACCCCTCCGAGCGCTTCACCCAGCCCTCTGTGCCCATCGTGTAGGTGTAAATCGCGCCGCCGGCCGCCGCAACGTACACGTCCGCGTCGTCCGGCCTCGTTCGCCGATAGAACCGCGCCAGCGTCTCAATCTGCGCGCCCAGCGCCGGAAACGCGCGGCTCGTGCCGTAGCTCGAAGCCAAAAGCCCGCGCTCCGTGCGGATGTTCTGCGCAAGATAGGCGTAGTCGGTGTTGATGTTCGTGTCGCCCGCCGCCTGATATACGCCCTTCGGCGTTGGGATTTTGAACCGCCCCTGATAATCGCTGTCTGAAATGCTCACCTTTGCTCCCTCCTTCGTTCTTTCATTCGATATTTTCCCCCTATGCCTCCCTCCCCGAGGGGGGTGGTCGCCTCAGTGACCGGAAGGAGTCCCCGCAGGCGGCCAACGTCTTCACCTGCAATACCTCGCATCCGTAACATCATAAATGTGCTTGCAATGCGTCACGCTGCCCATGCCCTGCGGCCTCAGCCGCTGCATGCCCCGGAGGAAGCTGTTCAGATAGAACTGCGCCCGTCTCTGCTTGATCGGATTTCCGTTGGATAGATGCCGATAACAGATGTAGTCCGCCAGATATGCCTGCGCATATTCCGGGATTTGCGGCTCGTCGCTCCCGTCCTCCATCGGGTAAAACGCCACCTCGCATACGGCGCGCAGCGTCTTTCCCGTCAGGTCGTCCCGCCAGACGTGCAGCCCGCGCCCGTCCGAGTCGAGGTCATAGCCCACGTCGCGGCCGTATTCGTCCCTCAGCTCCACCACGCGCGTGACCAACAGTCCCGGAACGGGCGCATTCCCTTTCTCGTCCACATCGACGCAGAACGTCCGGCGCGGTTTCAGGTATTCGCGAACCGCGATGTCATAGCCCATGTTCGCGTAGACCTTGAAACTCTCCTCGTACTCGCTTACGTCCTCCGCGTTCTCGTCCAGTTGACGAAGCGCGTGCGCGATCAACTGTGAAAGCGTCAACTGATCACATCTCCCCGCAGTTCTTCAGAATTTCCACCACCGCCGTCGGCATTTCGCAGACCGTCCCGCGCATAAAGTAAAAGCTCACGCCGTTCAGCCCGGCAAAGACCACGTCGTCCCGGCTGCCCGGTGCCAGCGGCAGGCTCACCTTCACCACCTCGCCGTCCGCGCAGCCCGCGTCGGCCATCAGCTTTTTCAGATTTTCCTGCGTCTTTTTGCACTTGCCGGAAAGCATCGCGCTCGTCTTTTTCATCGTTGCCGTCGTATTGATATTTGCCATTCTCTTTTCCTCCATTCTTTGTCAAAACTTGCTCGTTTCCCGTACCCTTCTCCCCAGACCTCCCTCTTCGAGGGAGGGGGACCGCCCGCAGGCGGTGGAAGGAGTTCCCGCACATCGCGCGCCCTATCACCCTTCGCCCGCCCTCTCGAAGCCCCTTATACAACCCCGGGTGCAGGGTCGCAACCCTGCTCGTTTCAATGGGGGTTATGGGGTTCCTAGGGGATTTAAGGGGGAAAAATCGAAATTTCCCCCTAATCCCCTAGGCCTAGCGGAGCGCGTGCCTGCATAGCCCGCAGGCTATGCAATCGTTCCCCCGTCCTCCCTCCCCAAAGACCTCCCTCTTCGAGGGAGGGGGACCGCCCGCAGGCGGTGGAAGGAGTTCCTCTCCCGCACTCGGTTGAAAAAGTTTCTTCCCTCCACCTCACCGGGTTCACCCGCCGGTCAAAACCTCCGGTTTTGCCGCCGATTGCATATAGGGGCTTTGCGATCGCCCCTATCCCCCTTCGCATGCCCTCTCGAAGCCCCTTATACAACCCCGGGTGCAGGGTCGCAACCCTGCTCGTTTCAATGGGGGTTATGGGGTTCCTAGGGGATTTAAGGGGGAGAAATTCGAAATCTCCCCCTAATCCCCTAGGCCTAGCGGAGCGCATGCCCCGCCCGCAGGCGGTGGAAGGAGTTCTCCCGCAGGCGGTGGAAGGAGTTTACGCGCTAAACCCGCACTCAATCCTCACCGCGTATTCCGGTTGCAACAGCTTCACGCCAAAACCGTCCATCTTCCAGCCCACCGTGGAAATCTGGTCAAGCGGATCTGCCGTGCCCGCGCTGCCCGCCGGCTTGACGATCACGCGCGGCTTTGCGCCCTTGAGGCTCGTCACGCCGTAGGCGTACTGCCCCAGCACGATCACGCTCGCCACATCTGCGCCGTCCGTGCCCGCGCCCTCGAAGATCTTCGCCTCGGTCGTCTCCACCAGCCGCACGCCGAACAGACGGCCGACCTCGCCCGTGTAGATGTTCTCCTTGTCCTGATACTGGCTGACCTTCACAAAGGCCTCGTCCTCCTGCAAGTCGTACATCGTGTCCGGGCCGATAATCGCCACGTAGTAGCCGCCGAACGTCTGCGCATGGTTCTTCTTGAGCGTCTTGACCGCCTTGCGCAGCTCGCGGCTGGTCAGCTTGTCCGCCGCCGTCAGTTCGGCGCGGCTCGCCTTGCCGCCCGCGTAGATCACGTTTGCGCACTTCGCCAGTTCCTCGCGCACCACCGCGTCGATGCTTCGCGCGCCCGCGTCGCCAAACAGCTTCGTGCGGCGCATGATGTCCATGTCCAAATGCGTCAGGTCGAGCTTGTCCGTGCAGCGCGCGTATTCGCCGTACTGCTGAAGCTGCACCGTCACCTCCGTTTCGGCCAGCATCACGCTCTCGCCCGGATCGCCCTCGCTGAGCGCCTTCGTGTTCGTCTCCAGCGGAATCAGCTTGCGCATGTTCATCACCAAACCGCTGTGCGGCGGCATACGGTGCTCGTCGCCAAACTGCAAGTGCACCAGATTCGGTTCAAACGTCCGCAGCAATTCGCGGTTGTAATAGGTCTGCATGCCCGCGCTCAGGGCGGAGCTGGTCGTCATGTTCGTGTCAGTATTCGTGTAAGCCATATGCTTCCTCCTCAATTTCGTTTGTTCATCGGGTCACGCGGCCGTCCGACGCTCATTCCACGCGCACCTTTCGTCCCGCCATCATCGCTTCCTGCGCCCTCTTTGAAAAGGCCGCAAACTCCCTGTCGCTCATCTGCTCGATTCGGCTGCCGGGGCGAACCGTCCCCGCGGCCGTCGTTCTGGCAATCGGCACCATGCCCTTTTTCGGCGCCGCCAGCATCCGCTTGAGATAGCCGCACGCCGCGCGAACAACGCCGTGGCCGTCAGCGATTTCCCGCTGCACCGCCTCGTCCTGCGTCATCGCGCCCAGTTCGCCGGTCGTCCAGCCGTCCTCAAACAGCTCGCCCAGCCCCTGTCGAATCCCCGCAATCCATTCCTCGTTCTCTTCTTCCTGCTGCTGTTCCGCCTCGCCGGTCAGGTTTTCTTCCAGCTCCTCCACGCCGATCTCCTCGTTCGGCGCAATGACCATGTTCTCTTCCATCTTGTTCTCCTTTCGCATCTCATCGAATTGTACGTCGGTCAAGCCCTCCGGCCTTGCCGCCGATTACCTATAGGGGCTTTGCGGTCGCCCCTATCACCCTTCGCCCCTCTCAAAGAAACTTGACCGTTCCTCCGTCCCCCGCACCTCTCCCCAAAGACCTCCCTCCTCGAGGGAGGGGGACCGCCCGCAGGCGGTGGAAGGAGTTCCCCGCCCGCAGGCGGTGGAAGGAGTTCCTCGCCCGCACTCGGTAGAAGGAGTTCCCCCTTCTCATCCCGCTTACAGCGAACCATTCTCCCGAATCGCCCTCAGCACCCCTTCCTTACTCCGATATCCCTCCATCAGCCGGATCACCGTCTCCGGCGGCAGCGGCGTTCCCGCGTCCGCGCAAATCTTGACCGCCTGCATCAGGAATTCGTTGTCGCTCTGAATCTGGTTGGGATTTCCGCGCTGCACCTGCACGCGCACCGTGTACGCGGGTCTGGGCAGCGCGCCGCCGCGCCTGTCCGGCGCGACCAGCTCGATGATTCGCTCTCGCATCCCGCCGGCCGAGTTCCACCCGCCGATGATCCGCAGCTTGCGTCCCGGCTCCATGTATTCGCTCAGCACCCAGAGAATCTGCTCGATCATCCGCCTGAAAGCGTCCTTGAATCGTTCACTGTGCCAGCGCGTGATCTTGCCGCCCGCCTCCTGCAAATAGTGGATGGCCGTGCCCGCCGTCACGTTCAGGCCGCCCTCGCCGCGCGTGAACTGGTTCTGTCCGCAGTCCTGCTTCATCGTATCGGCCATATAGCGCATCATCTCGTATACCTGCCTGTTGATCGGCGCAGCCTGCACCGTCTGCATCACCTCGCGGATGTCGTTGCCCTCCCACTCGATGATCGTCTTGCGCATGTCGGCCACGTCGTCGGGATTCACGCCGCTCCCCCTTCGGATGAAGTGCCGCTGTATGCTCGATTCCCGCGCATTGTCGTCGATGTATTTGGCGTATCGGTCGATTGCCGTCTGCGTGTCGTAGTAGTCGTAGATCAGCCCCGTGCCGAACGGTTTGCGCCATGCGTCGCGGTATTTGTAGAGCACAAACGGATATTCCCCGTGCGCATACAGCCCTTCGGGGTATTCGCTCTCCGCGCCGTAGCCCGTCTCCGTGCTGAACAGCAGCGCCCGCCCCGCGACCTGCGCCATATGGACGCGCGTTTTCTTCGCCTGCGCGTCGTATTTCTTGTACCAGAATTCCAGCAGCGTCACCCGCGTATCGCCCTCCGGGGTCTGCGCATCGTCCTCGTCCGCTCTCGCGTATCGGTCGCCCGCCACATAGCCCTTCGCCTGCGGATAGTGCTCCTCCACCCATGCCACGCTCGTGTGCGTCGCCTTGAAGCAGCCCCGCCCGTCCTGAATATCCTCGTACATCGGATCGGGATAGAAATCTTCGGGATGCCACGCCAGCACGTTCACCATGCCCTCGCCTTCCTCCAGATTTTCGTCCCAAAACACCTGCGCCACGCCCGTGCCCGCCACGATGGCGTCCTCCATCAGCGTCTGGTACTTGCCCGGCCAGCCCGCGCGGTAGAGCACAAAGCTCACCACGTCGTCCATTTCCTCGGCGCTCTGCGCGGTCTCCTCCCGCTCCGGCAGCATGACGGCTTCCGGCAGGTTGTCGATCTGGTCGGCGATCATGTTGTCCACACAGCTTCCCAGCGTGTTGCCCGTCGGCGCGGTTTGGCTCTGCTCGTCGGGTTTTCGCGCCCGCAGCATGCGCGCCTTGCGCATCAGCTCGTGTTCCTCCCCGAGTTGATCATAAAAGCAGTCAAACAGCGCGTAAGCCCGCGCAACCAGCGCCCTTTCCCGTTCGGAAATCGGCTGATTTTCCGCCGCATCCCATCGGCGCGCGGCCTCTCGCCTGTCGCCCACTTCGTTCATGTTTTTTTCCTCCTTTCCTGTTTTGGGGTTCATACGCCGGTCAAGGCCTCCGGCCTTGCCGTCGATTGCCTATAGGGGCTTTGCGGTCGCCCCTATCACCCTTCGCGCGCCCTCTCGAAGCCTTTTATACAACCCCGGGTGCAGGGTCGCAACCCTGCTCGTTTCAATGGGGGTTATGGGGTTCCTAGGGGATTTAAGGGGGAGAAATCGAAATCTCCCCCTAATCCCCTAGGCCTAGCGGAGCGCGTGCCCCGCCCGCAGGCGGTGGAAGGAGTTCTCGCCCGCAGTCATCGGAAAGCGTTCCCTCTCTCCATCTCCACCCACCGGGTTCGCCCGCCGGTCAAGGCCTCCGGCCTTGCCGTCGATTGCCTATAGGGGCTTTGCGGTCGCCCCTATTACCCTTCGCGCGCCCTCCCAAAGAAACTTGCCCGTTCTCCCGTCCCCCCGTAACCCCTCCCCAAAGACCTCCCTCCTCGAGGGAGGGGGACCGCCCGCAGGCGGTGGAAGGAGTTCCCTCCCGCATCCGGTGGAAGGAGTTCCCCTCTCGCAGGCAGTGGCAGGAGTCCCCTTATTCGTCGAACCCCTTTCGCGGCCTCGGCGCAATCGGCCTCGACATCAAAAAATACCGCGTCTCGTCGTAGATGTGATCCTCGCCCGCGGTGTCAATGTCCTCCGGCCTGCGCGCGTCGTAGACCAGCGCCGGGATCGTCCGTCGAAAGTCTCGGCAGTTTTCGAAAACGTAGAGCATCGGCCGCCCTTCCTCGTCAAATTTGAGGCGCTCGTGCAGCTGCATCTTTCCTGGCAGCCGCGTGTTGTCCCCCTTCATAAAGATCACGCCGTTGAATACCTTTCGAATCTGCTCCTCCACGCTCAGTCCCCGGCTTCTGTCCCAGATGGCCGGATCGGCAATGCCGCTGACGTGTATGCCTTCCTCAAATTCCGGCTCCATCAAGTCGGCCAGCTGCCGCGCGATTTCTCCGGGCGGGCAGGTCACGCCGACGTTCGCCTCCCCCGGCACGCAGCCGTAGAGCTCCTTGTATCGGTAAACCCGTCCCTCCTCGTCCACCGCCCAAACGCCAAAAGAAAAAGGCCGCGTGTATCCGTGGTCGAAACTGACCACCCGCGTCCAGTGCCATGGAATTTTGAACGGTTTGACGACGTGCGTGTATCGCCCGTCCTCGTAATGTGCCGGATCGTCCACAAACTCCGGGAAAGCCTGCCCGTCGAATGCGTCCCACTTTCCCAGGAGCAACGCGTCCCGCAGCGCCTTGGGCTTCTGCTCCAGCTCCACGATGTAGTCCCGCGTGATGTGCGGATTGTCCATCGCCGTCGCCGGGATGTATTCGATCCGCCTCACGCTCACCCCGCCGAGGATGCTGCTTTCCACCGTCGCTTCGGCGACGCGCTGCCCCGCGCCCGTCGCGTCCACGAATCGCGCCTTCACCCATGCGTGCCCCGGGCCGCCGGGGTTGCTCGCGCAGCGGACGCAGGGCGTGATGCCCAGCCGCTTTTCCGCGCGCAGCCTCGTCCGGAGGTAGTCGTACATGGGCTTTGTGAAATGCGTCAGCTCGTCGAAATACAGCCAGTGGATTTCCGCGCCCTGATACTTGAGCAGCCCATCGCCCTCGTTGCTCAGGTGGCAGAAGTGGATGACGCTCCCGTTGCTCAGCCGCAGCTCATGCGCGCTGGCGACGTATTTGCCCAGCTCCTTCGGCGCAATGCGCATCATCGTGCGCACCAGCGTCATTTCCAGCTCCGGGTATGTCCGCCTGAATAAATAAGCGTGCGTCTGCGGATATTTCAGGCATCGCATCAGCGCATCCCAGCAGATGGCGTAGCTCTTTCCGCCGCCCGCCGCCCCGCCGTAGAGCACCTCGTCCGCCGTGCTCGCGTGAAACGCCAGCTGCTTGCCCGTCGGACGATAGGCCAGCTCAAGCTCCATGCCTTTCCTCCTTTCCCTTTTCCGCGCTTTCCGGCATCCCCAGCGGCGGCGCGCCCTGCGCGAATCGAATCACCACGTCGCTCCGGCTCTCCTTGGGCACGCGAACGCCCGCCCGGTCGAGGATGTCCTTCGCCGCCCTCTGGCTGATCGTTTCGTTCACCTCGCCGTCCAGCAGCAGCGCCGCCTGCCGCCGCGCCGCCTCCTCCGCGCTCTTGTTCACGCAGATTTGCGCCCGCAGCTTGGCCGCCTCGCTCCGCTTTTTGTAGGTTTCCAGCCGCGCCAGATCGCCCAGCACCGTCTTGGCCTGCCGCAGGCTGATGCCCAGCCGCGCCGCAATCTCCGCTTCCTCCCGGTTCTCTTCAAAGTACAGCCGAACCACCTCGCTCTTCATGCTCTCCGTCATTTTCATCGTCATCCCTCCCTTCCTTTGGGCATATAAAAAGCCGCTCCCTTTCGGTAACGGCTCATGCCCATTTGATGGTTGTCTAGAAGGGCTCTTTCGTTCCCTCTTTGACTGATTCTATCATACCACACCTTTTTCCGCGCCGCAAGCTGACATTTGGGGGACATTTAGCGGACGCCTTCCGGACATTTTCCGGACATTTCCCTAACATCTCCCGTTCGTCCGCCCGCATATTTTTCTCATTCCTCCGCCTTCTCCTCTTTCTCAATCTCCCGCTTGTATCGCCGGATCTGCCGCTCGCATCTGTCCGTGATCCGCGCCGTGTCCTCCAAATTCATCCCGCAAATGTAGTAATATAAGCAAAATGCATATGCGCCGCTCTTCATGCCGATCATCGCCTCCCGCGCTTCCTTTTCGTAGTCGCGCAGCCGCTTTTCTTCCCGCTTCAGCGATTCCTCCAGCGTTTCCCGCAGCATGACCTTCATTTCCAGCCCGCGCGGCAGGCCGCCCTTTCCTCTGGGCATCCCGTCGAGCGCCGCCGCGCCGATCGCCGCCTTCGTGTCCTCCAGCCGCTCGCGCAGCTCCCGCACCAACCTTGCCTGACTTCTCACCCTCAGCAGCGTCTGCTTATCCTTCTGTGTCATCGTCTCAAACTCCCCTTTTTCTTCCGCCGGCCTGTCCGGCTCATCTCTCCGTCTCAGCGCTCCATGCTTCCGCCCGTCCCAGCGGTTCTTCGCACATTCCGCAGCCGTCACATTCTTCCTTGAGGTGCAGCACACAGGAAAACGCCATTTTCTCCTCCTCAAATCCGCGTCGTCTTTTCTCACCGTCTTCATTCCGTTCGCATCCCGGGGCAGTAATGCGAACGTATGTTCCCATTTTACGCGATACGCCCCGCTTTGTCAACCCGTTCTCCCGTCCAAAACCGTCTGTTTCCGCCTCATTTTTCCCATCAAAAAAACGGGCTGAGCCCGCTTTCCAGCTTGTTGACATAAGCAAACTTAGCTTGAAGAGCAAAATCAAGAAATTCAGCTATTCTTTCATTTGCGGAAAGGGCTATTCTCCCCCCTTCGGGGGAAAATAGCTTTTTGTCTACAATCTGAACGGGCTGAGCCCGCCTTCATCTCTTTATTTTTGAATTGCACCTGACTATAAAGCGTCCCTTTTCAAATTTCTTTTATCAGCGCCCTCACTGTTTTATCAATCACTTCACACACGGATTCAAAATATCTATCAAATTCGGCGTTGGAAAAACGGATGACAGTGATTCCATATTCTTCAAGACCGGCTGTTCGGCTTTCATCATATGCCTTTCCTTCGTCCGAAAAATGCTGGCTGCCGTCCAATTCAATCACCAATTTAGCCTTTGCGCAGTAAAAGTCCGCAATAAATCTTCCGATTGTTTTTTGTCTCTGAAACCGAATCGGATATTGGCTCAAATACTTATACCATAAGCATTTTTCCTGCCCGGTTGCATCCTTCCTCAGCTCTTTCGCTCGCGGAATCAGCTTGTGATTGTAAGGCAAAGACAC